GTCCACATAAGTGAATGTATTTGTGCCAGTCACTGTAATAGTAAACGTGCCAGCGTGGCCGGCGCAGCTCTGGAACGACATGTCGACCTCGTCACCAGTCGCCAGCCCGTGACCCGTTGCCGTGACGGTGACCAAGTTGGACGCCCTGCTGTATGCAGCGGTAATGCGTCGCCCGCCAGCCGGAAGAGTTGCGTAAGTGACAGTGGTGCCGTTGACCTTGACTGTGTAGATCGTTGCGTAGTCGGCCGACTTTACGAACACCATCGACTTGGTGCCCCAAGTCGGCGACAGATTGCCGGACCCCGAGAGCATCGAAACCGTCTTCTCGCGATTGACGATGAATGTGTAATCAGCGACTGACGCAACCCTGAACACATTGCTGGGCTCGCCAGTGATGTCCAGGTACCCAGTGCCGTTTGGCGTGGTCACGGTCTTGACGCTGCCATCCAGCCCGAACACCTTGATGGCGTTGTCCTGGATCAGCACCAGGTACCTGATGGTCGCGTCACGGTCGACGATGGTTGTGAACGGCCGGCCAGCTCCAGCTGAGCCGTTGAACAACTTGCCAAGGTTGTAGCAGGGAGGACGCTTCTTCAGTCCCTCCACCGGGGATGACATGCAGTTGACGACCTGCTCGGCCTGGGACGCCAGGCGCAGCGCAGCTGGCTGCTGGCTGATTCCATTGATCAGGTTGGGGATGGAGCTGCTGACGAGTGGCATGGCTCAACGCTGCAGGGCCCGGCTGGGCATGAAGGTCATGAATACACCGGTGTGATTTGGGTTGCCACGCAGCATGTTGGTCTGGCTGACGGCCCCCTCCTCCTCCATGAACAAGGCTCGAGCCTCGGCCTCGGCGGTGATGTTGATCTTGCTGAGGTCTGCGCTGCCCAGGATCGCTTCCTGCAGATGCCGGCCAGCCTTGATGGTGATGTACTGCCGGGCGTGCTCGGGGAGCTCCTCCCACTCGAGGAAGTACGTGACGTCCGCGTTGAAGGCGTCAGTGAACTGGTACGTCTTGGACCGGCGGTCGTAGAGCTTGTCGCCGCGCTGGACGACATCCAGTGATGGATAGCTGTAGGGATCGACCACGACACGGCTGACGTTGGGGGCCACTGCCACCTCTTGAGTCACCGCGTCGGGCAGCATCTCCCGCTCGTAATCGGTGTTGAACGACCAGCCGTCCACCTGGACCTTGCGGCTGATGTCGTTGAGCATGTCCTGGGCCTGCTGCGCCAGGCCGAACTGGCCATTGAGGCTGTTGACGGGCGCCTCGCCCATCATCTGGAGGACGCGGTTGACCGCTTCCAGGAAGGTGGTGCGAGCGAGTGCCATCGATCAGCTCAGAAATGGGGAGGGGCCCCGTAGGGCCCCATTGAAACCGCTCAGCTGGTGGCGGTGTAGATCTCCACGGCGCAGTCGGGACGCAGGATGTTGGTACCGAGAGCCATGGAGGCAACCATGAAGGTGCCTTGCCAGAGGGCGTGGACGTCGGAACCGGTCTGCTCCATCTTGAGATCCATCAGCTTCACGGTGCCGACGGCTTGCTTGTTGAAGGCAAGAGCGACGGAGTCAGTGAAGTTGGCGGAGTAGTCGTTCTGCTCACCGCTGGCCGCAGAGCGGTTGGTGGTGGGCAGGTGGTTCGACTTCAGGATGGTGATGCCAGCCACTCGCAGCACGGTGCCGTCGGCATAGGCGCCAGCACCGCCCCAATCGCGGTTGATCACGTCGGTGGTCTGGACGAGCTTGTAATACTCAGCGGGAGCGAGCACGCAGTAGCGGTCGTTCTCGTAGAGGTTGTTCTCGTCCATCTTCTGGGCTGCGCTGAAGAGCGCAGTGGCCAGTTGGGCACCGGTGATCGCAGCCTTGCTGGTGGCAACGATCTTGATGCGGGTACCACCGGGCAGGTCGGTGTTGAAGTTGGTGGCGGTACGAGCAGCCTTGGCCACCATGGCCGCAATGTTGCGGTCAAAGGTGTACGCCAGAGCGTTGCCCATCTCAGTGGAGTAGGGCGCCCGAACGTCGTAGTGGTTCTTGGCCTCGTCGATGTCCGCGATGAAGACGTTGCTGGTCAGCTTGTCGTCGATCTTGATGACAGCTTCAGCGTGCTTCACGCGGCTACCGATCAGCATGGTGCCAGGCGTGTGGTACGCAGCACTGTTGAGGCCGATGATCGGGAAGGATGCACTTTTGCCGGACGCAATGGTGCGAACGGTGTGCAGGGGCTCGAAGATGGTGGCCTTGCGAAAGGCGGTCAGCACTTCGCCAGCGAACGTTTGGAGGAACAGGTTGTTGTCCTGTGCCCAAGAGCCGTCAGTGGTCGTGTTGACGACGCCAAGACGGGAGGCGTCAAAGTTAGGGGCAGGCATTGTTGGCTTCCTAGAGAAGTTGGGCGGAGTTCCCCGACCTCTCTCTCCCTTTCGCTCAGGGTGTCCTCCGCAGAGGGCCGTCGCTTCCGTGAGCGGGTCTAGGTAGTGGAAGTGTAAACACAATTCAGACCAAAGAAAAAGCCCCCTGGTCAAGGGGGGCTTCGGGTCCCTCTGCAATCAGAAGATAGAGCTTCTGGAGAGCTTGGCCTGAATCTTCCGTCTGTATGCAGGATCGTCGTGGTAGCGAGGGTCCTGCATGGCGGTCACCAGCTGGGCAGTTGACTCGAACTTGTCGACATCGCCCTTGGGGGAACGGCCACCGATCAGCTTGGGTTCACGACCAGCAGTGCCTGCGTACTTGGCATGCAAGCCAGAGATGGCCATCCGCACGGCAGACATGCTGCTGTTGCCGGTGACGATCTCGTTGAAGCCTTTGATCTCCTCTTGGCTGAGGTTCTCGGCTGCCCACTGCAGCATCTCTGCGTAACCCTTCTCGCCGCCGTACTCGGTCTTGATGGAGTTGATCTCCTTGACCGTCAACGCGGTGTCCTGGGCCGCCTTGTACTGCAGCCCGGACAGGTACGCATCGACCATGTCGCGGTTGAAGCCAGCTTCCTGGAGCTGCTCGTAGTCCTCGCCGGTCAACTCACCCGACTGCTGCCAGCGGGTGTTCATGTCGGAGAAGTCGATGCCGGACTCCTCAAGGCGAGATCCGATGAACTCGCCGTAGATCTCCTTGGCATCGCCGGACTGAGGCGCTTCTGCCTCCTGGTCCTCGGCCTTGTCGGCCTTTTCTGGCTCCGACGTGGAGCCTTGGCTCAGCTTGCGCTGGGCTTCCTGGTATGCCCTCTCCAGCTCCTCGACCGACTTGTATTTGCCGGCCAAGAGCTGTTGCTCGCCTTGATCCTCTTCTTGCTCCTCGCCCTGCTGGAGGGCTTGGAGCATCTGCTCATTCTCTGGGGAAAGGGCTGGTGTCGATTGCTCTGTGATGGTGATGGCGTCAGGCATGGAAGCGCTCAGCGGATGGTGATGGAGCCGTCTTCGCCGAACTCAACGACGGGTGCGGGGGCGGTGTTAGGAGCCGGGCGGGCTTCGATTTCGTGAATCACGATCTCCACCGATGGGCCCGGCTGGGGCACGTCAGCCAGTTGGCCCTGCAGGGAGGCCTGGTTCGGACTGGGCTGCGGGGAGGGCATTGGGCACTGCTCCTGGGGCTGTGGGGTCACTTCCTTCTGGGAACTGCGGGCCATAGGGGGCTCCTGGCTGGGTGTAATTGGCGGCCACCTGCCCCATCGCTGGAGACTTGAGGCCGGTCATGATCAGTTCACGCTGCATGTCTTGCTGACGCAAGTCATTGGCAGCCTGAGTTTCTTGATCCAGTTGTTCCTGGGTCTTCACCAAGTTAGTGGTGTCGATGGATTCAGCGGCCGCAAGTCTGCGGAGAGCTTCATCCAGGTTCAAATACTTCTGAGCGATCTCAGGTCCCAGGGTCTGAGTAGCAGTGGTGATGAACTGCACCAGCTTGTTGCGATCGTCGCCGCGGCCGATGGCCTCGAGACCGGTCACAGGCTTGGGATTCACCAGAGGGGTGCCACCTTGGCCCTTGGGGAAGGGGGCCAGCTTGCGCTGCTTGCGCAGGATGTGCATCAGTCGACGCACCAGGGGCAGCTGCAGCTCCTGCGTGAGGATGCTGTACAGGCCGCCGATGCCGGCCTCCAGCTCCTGTGACATGTAGCGGATCTCTTCCGCCGTCACCCTCTCCCCCGGGCGCTGGATGGCTGTGTTCAGCAGGAAGGCGAACTGCAGTCGACCCTCGATCCGATCGATGGTGTTCTGCGCAATGCCCAGATCCTGTGCCTTCTGGCTCTGGATGACGGTGACATCGTTGGCGTTGCCTTGGACGATGGCACCGTTGGGTGCATTGGCCAGGGTTCTGGCTCGCGTGGTGCCGTTGGGGTTGACCAGGAACAGGAGCTTGGCCGCGGCTGCAGCGCCTTCCAGCACCGACTGATACAGCGATTCAAGGGCCAGCAGGTCGCCGTAATACTCCTCGATGTAGGAGCGGCCGTATTCCTCACCATCCACGCGGTTGAAGCGCAGCGGGATCCAGGGAGACACGTCCTTGTCGCACATGCCGTGGGTGTTGGGCACCTCCTTCCCCTTTACCTCTTGCCACCAGTGGCACTTGTCGTTCTCAAACTCGACGTGGGTGACGATCCGCACCGTCTTCTTGGACGACCGTCCCGTGTACTGGTCAGCGTCTTCCTCTTCGTCGAGCTCTGCGTACAGGGCCGGCGGCAGGGCATCTGGATAGACCTCCTCCTCGACCAGGATCTCCACCACGTTGCCGATGGGATCCCGGCACACCACGAACTGGTTGAAGTGGATAACCCGCAGGCCTTCTTCGCCGACATAGAGCAGGATGTTGCCCCCGACCAGCAGATGCTTGAAGGCTTCGTGCATGGCGGCCCTGCCACCTGCCGTCTCGAAGACGGACATGACCGCCCGCTCCACCTTGACCAGGGCTGTGTCGAGCTCGGTCTTGATTTCAGGCCCGGCTTCGGCGACCCGCAGGGCCAGGTCGTCGATCTCCAGCTTGAAGAAGCTGGAGTTGGGCGGGAACAAGCTGATCAGCAGCTTGCTGGCCAGGTAGTTGACGCCCCTGGCGCCCAGGGACTGGTACGGGGTCTTGAGTCGACCCCTGTCGTTGAAGCCTGCGTCGGGAATCAGGCCAGGG